TTACGTCCACCGATAGGAGGAGCAAGACCTATACCAACTCTAAGATCAATAGAGGAGTTAATTGCTGAAGGATTTATACCGCCACAAGAACCTATTTCAGTAGGTGGTGTAGGAGGTGTTTCAGGACCAACCCCAGATATTAGAGATTTAATTTTACCTCCAATTACTTCTATAGAAAATATTGCACAAGATCCACGACTAGCAAACATTCCAACAATCACACCACCCATAATACCTCCAATGGATATGCCTCCAGTAGACTTTCCACCTATAGTTGAGTTACCACCAATAAGAGGTATTGGCAGACCAAATCAAAACAGATTTTCTATACAACAATTACCTAGGGGATTATTTTAATGTCGGTATCACATGAAGAAGTGGTTAAAGCTGCACAAGCTGAACAAATATTAACAAGTGACGTTTTTAAAGAAGCAATAGAAAATCTTAAAAACGAATATATAACCCATTGGTTAAATTCAAGAGATATCTCAGATGTTACTGCTAGAGAAGATATCCATAGATCATTATTACTATTACCAGAGGTTGAAAGACATCTGCGTATCATTGCAGAAAAAGGTAAGCTAACAAAAGCTAATATAAACAAAATTAGAAAAATCGGTTAAACCTTCCCTTTTTACACATTATTAAGCTAAAATACCCTTAAATACATTAAGGAGTATTTATATGAGCAATAACGGAAAACCGACTGCTTTACAAACTGATAACGAAGTTGCTGCTTCGATGTTTGAAAGTTTCTTAACCCCTGAAGAGGAAAAGGTTGAGGATGCAGTCACAGAAACAGAAGAAGCAGTTGAAGAAGAAGTTCTTGAAGAAGAACTCGAAGCGCCTGAAACTCTTGAAGAAGATGTGGAAGATGAAGAAGAGTTTGACGAAGAGGACGAATTAGATGAAGAACAAACCAATGTTGAAGAGGAAGCCTTGCAACCTCAGACATTTACAGTAAAAGTAGATGGTCAAGAAGTTAAGGTTACGCAAGATGAACTTATCAACGGATATTCTCGTCAGCAAGATTATACGCGCAAGACACAAGAACTCTCTCAACAGCGTAAGACTATTGAGCAGCAGCAAGCAGAGTTAGCGCAAAGAGATGCGATTTATTCGCAGTTGTTACCGAAGATGGAGGCCCAATTAAAGGGCGAACTGGCTAACGAACCAGATTGGAACGCTTTGTATGAAGATGATCCTGTTGGTTATGTTCGCGAAAAACAGCTTTGGGATGAAAAGAAAGAAAAGCTTAGTGCTGTAAGTGCTGAACAACAAAGACTTCAACAAGAAGCCTTAGTAAAACAGCAACAACAAATACAACAATTTGTTGAATATGGTAATCAAAAGCTTCTTGAAATAATCCCAGAATGGCAAAACCCAGAGGTTGCTGCCAAAGAAAAAGCTGCTATTAGCGAGTATGCAATGAAGGAGTTGGAATATACTCCTGAAGAGATACAACAGGTTTATGATTATCGTGCTTTGCTTGGTTTAAGAAATGCTTGGTTAAACTCTCGAACAGTTGAAGCCACAAAGAAAAAACCAACACAAAAAGCACCAGCAAGAGTTGCTAGACCTGGTACGACTAACCGACCAAAAACGACAACACCTGTGAAGAAAGCAAAACAAAGGTTGGCCAAAACTGGGAAAACCTCAGATGCGGCTAAAGTATTTGAACAATTAATTTAAAGGAATATAACAATGGCTAAAGTAACAAACGCCTTTGATACATATACAGCTACTGCTGACAGAGAAGATTTAAGTAATATTATTTACAACATTTCTCCAATGCAAACACCGTTTATGTCATCAATCGGTAAAAGAAATATAAAAAACGTAGTATTTGATTGGCAGACAGAAAGTCTACCTACTCCAAGTGCCGCTGGACAGCTTGAAGGTTTTGAACTATCAAGAGCTGCTTCTACAGCTACAGCAAGAGCAAGTAATGTTGCTATGATTTCAGCTAGAGATGCAACTGTAACAGGTTCACAAGAAGCCTCAGATGCAGCTGGTAAGAGATCAGAAATGGCTCACCAACTTGCTATCATGGCTAAAGCACTTAAAAGAGATATGGAAGAAGCTCTATGTCAAAAAGGTGCTAAAACAACTGGTAATGCTACAACAGCTAGGGTAACTGGTGGTTTCGAATCTTGGATTACAACTAACGATTCAAGAGGAACTAACGGTGCTTCAACTGGTGGCGGTGCTGCTCCAACAGACGGAACACAAAGAGCATTAACAGAAACTTTATTAAAAGATGTATTACAACTTATGTTTGCTAGTGGCGCAGAGCCTAACATGGCAATCTGTGGTCCTGTTAATAAGCAGAAGATTTCTGCTTTCACAGGTAGAACACAAGCTAGACAATTTGTTGATGCAAACACAGTCGAAGCTTCAGTATCAATCTATTCATCTGACTTTGGTGAACTAAAAATCGTTCCATCAAACAGATCAAGAGAAAGATCATTGTTGTTAGTAGATCCAGAGTTTGCAAAAGTGTCATACCTAAGAGATTTCCAAACTATTGATATCTCAACAATAGGTGATGCTGAGACTAAGATGATTATTTGTGAGTACGGATTAGAAGTATCTAATGAAGCTGCTCATGGTGTCGTTGCAGACTTAACAACATCATAAGTTTAGTTAAATAAGCTTTAAGGGAAGTTTCGGCTTCCCTTTTTTTTGTGCTAAAATCTCTACATGGCAAAAACTACATTAATAGATCATAAGACAGGACTGCAATCTATCTTTGCAACTGAAGATGATAAGGTTGTTTATCAGACAAAACAGAATATTCAACCAACACTAGACTATGTAAAACAGTTATCTGAAAATGCTCCAGGTAAAGATTTTCGTCATGTAGCAGAAGTTCCCATGGTAATATATCAAAAAGCTTTAAGAGAAGGTTGGGCTAAAGATTCTGCACAATGGAAGAAATGGTTAAACCATTCTGATAACAAACCCTTTAGGACATGGAAAGGTAAAGTATGACATACGATGAATTAAAAACTAATATTGCAAATTTCTTAAACAGGTCAGATTTAACAGACCAGTTAGATTTTTTTATTGATGCAACAGAAGGTGAATTTAACAGAAGATTAAGAACCAAAGACATGATTAAACGTGCTACTGCTACAGCAGATGCACAATATATGTCATTACCAACAGACTGGTTAGAAGCTATCAATGTAGAAATTACATCAAATGACTTTAGACCATTGTTTCAACAGTCTATAGAATCACTAGATGTCTATAGAAAAGCTAATAACAATGTAACTGGTCAACCAATCTATTATGCAATTGTAGATAATTCATTAGAGTTAGCACCTACCCCTGACACAAGTTATACGCTACAATTAACATACTATGGCACTATTGATGCTTTAAGCAGTTCTAATACAACGAACTTTATATCCACAGGATATCCAGATGCTTACTTATATGGTGCTTTAAAACACGCTTCTATCTATCTAATGGAAGATGAAAGAGTGCCGTTATTTACAGCACAATTTGAGAAAGCATTAGAAGAGATGAGAATGGAACAAGAAAAAGCAGAATTTGGTAAAGGTTCTCTAATGCAAAGAAGAAGAACTTATGGCAAGTCTGGTAAAAACATTTATTATTGGAATAATAATTAGGAGATAAAATGGCTGGATTTAGTGATTATTTAGAGGATAAAGTATTAGACCATGTATTTGGTGGTAATGCTTATACAGCACCATCAACATTATATGTTGCTTTATATACTGTAGCACCTACAGATACAGGCGGTGGTACAGAGGTATCAGGCGGAGATTACGCTAGACAAACTGCTACATTTACAGTATCTGGTACTGATCCTACCACAGCAACTAACTCAGCTGCGGTTGAATATCCAACAGCTACAGCAGACTATGGTACAGTCGTTGCAGTTGGTATATTTGATGCTTTAACAAGTGGTAATCTAATGGCCTATGCAAACTTAACAGCTTCTAAAACTGTAAGTTCAGGCGATGTATTTAGATTTGACGCTGGCGATTTAGATATAACATTAGCGTAATATCATGGCCTCAGTAGGCTATGGCTTATACACATACGGAAAGTCCAATTACGGAACTCCTGTATATCATTTTGGTGCAGCTACTATTGCTGCAACATCCAATGTAACAGCGGTTGGAACTGTTCAAGTTCCAGTATTGGGTTCTGCAACTATAGCAGCAACTTCAAACTTTACAGCAACAGGTAGACAGATAGATCGCGGACAGGCAGTTATTAGTGCAGTATCCAGCGTTACAGCATCTGGTACACAAATTGATAGAGGTGCTGCAACCATATCAGCAACATCTAGCGCTTCAGCTATAGGCACACAAATAGACTTAGGATCTGCAACTATATCAGCAAGTTCTGGTATGACAGCAACAGGCAGACAGATAGACCGTGGTGCATCTGTAATATCATCTGTATCAGGTATGACAGCTACAGGTAGGTTTACTGTAGTTGGTGAAGGAACATTTGCAGGTGTAAGCGGTTTTGATGCTATAGGTGGACTTGTAGTAGCAGGCGCATCTGTAATTGCACAAACAAGTGGATTTAATGCACTTGGTGGTCTAAAATGGGAAGATATTATTGTTCCTGGTGAGACTTGGACCGATCAAATAGTAGCAGAAGAAGCTTGGACAGAACAAACTAATCCAAGTACACCTTGGACAAACTTAGGCGAACAAGACGCAGCTTAGAGGAATTTTTTTATGGCAGATACATTTACAACAAATTTAAACTTAACCAAACCAGAAGTAGGCGCATCTACTGATACTTGGGGTACAAAACTTAATGACGATCTTGATGATTTAGATGCGGTATTTAGTGCTACTGGTACTTCAGTAGCTATGAACTTAGACGGAGCAGTTATAGATAGCTCTGTCATTGGTGGTACAACTCCAGCAGCAGGTACGTTCACAACCCTCACAGCTTCAGGTGATTTAACAGTTGATACTTCTACCTTAAAGGTTGATTCTACAAATAATAGAGTTGGAATTGGAACGACTAATCCAACAGTTGCTTTAGAAGTTGGCGATGGTACTCCAACAATAAATTGGCTTAGACTCAATGGCACAACTTCAGATTTATATATTGGTCAAAATACTGGTTTTTCTCATTTTGGTCAAACCAACGC